TAAGCCATCCAAAGAACTTGTCTTTGTTCATGATCATTGTATGAAGTGTTAAAAATTTCTGATTTATATCTATCAGATAAATAATTAAACGCTTCCTTCATCAGGGGATCGCTTAGCAGTTGCTGAGCTTTCGTCCCTTCCGAAATCTGTTTGCTTAGATCCTTTTTCTCCATTGAAGAATTGTTTTTGACCTTTCATTATTTCTTTAAATATATCACCAGATTGTCTGACTTGTTGCTGTTCTATCATACTTCTATTACGCATTTCAAGTTCATTTATCTGTGTATTATACTTTAATTCCATTTCTTTTATTTTTAGCTCAAAGTCAAGTAGTTTTTGTCTCATTTGAGATTCCATTTTCTTCTGTTCTACTTGTGAGCTTAATATAGCTCTTTCATTCTCACCTTGTACTTGAGCTAATGAAACTTTTTCAAATTCAGTAGGTGGTTTAGGAGGAAGTGGTGGCATTTGAGCTGCACCTACTTCTGGATCCATAAAGTATGGTTCTGCACTTCCTAATCCAGTATTCTCTACTAATTTTTGTAAAGTCTTATGAATATTTTTAAGATTAACCATTGGGCCATAAACATTCTGTTGTAGGTTTATAGCTTGTAGTTGTTTTTGTAATATAGAATTTAAAAGAATTAATTGTTGTTCTTTAGATCCTGTACCTAATCCTACTTCAACATTAACATTAACTCTATCTCTCCATTCAAAAGGAGTCATTGGTACAAACTTACCTCTAATTCTAACTAATTTTTCTTTTTGTTGATACTTGCAAAGCAATTCAAATATCTTAGCACCTAAATCTTTAACACCTGTTTCAGCAAAGATTCTAGCAATTAACTCCATTCTCATTTGAGACTGTGTTAATACTTGATTCATTCCTGTAGCTGTATCAGTATTTAATGCATCAGCATTTAATCCTTGTGAAGTTTTCGTAACACCTGATCTTGCTTCTCTAACTGAATCTAAATAACCTAATAAACCAGAAGCTTGTTCTGTAATAGGTTGAGCTGTCATAACTTGCATTACATTTTGTGGTGGTTGTTTAGTTCTAACTATTCCACCAGGTCTATTAGTTAATAGATCATCAATAGCTACTTGACCATCTTGTACTGCAATTCTATTGTTATTAGTTAGATACATATTATCTAACATTTGTCTCATAACAGTAGATTTAATAATTTGTATATCTTCAATTAATTCAGAAACAGATCTACCATAAAATCTGTGTGGCATAATAATTGGAGTTACAGAAACAAATGGCATTGAATCTATTTCTTGTACATCTAATACTTTATATGCACCAGTACCAGCTAAACAAACTTTAACTAATTCTGCTTTACCATCATCATCAATATCTATTCTTGCATAACATTCATGAATTAAAACTTCATCAGTAGTTTCATCACCTCTATCTTGTGGTGCTGAGAAATCTGTTTCTTGGTATCTAACTTGTCTATCTTCTAAATAATATTCAGCATCACCAGTAGGTAGGTTTTCAATAATATCTCTATCATAACCCATTTCTATTAATTCTGTTTTAGTCATATTAACTCTATGACAAATAAAGTTAGCAGAATCTATAGACTTAGCTCTACGTTCAATTAAAAATTCTTCAGGTGGAATAGGCTCAATTCTAACTTGACCATATCCTACAGTTTTATGAATAACACAATCATGGAAAGTAATTTTATCAATTACTTTATCGTTATCATCTTTAAATTCTTCTTCGTATTCTGTATGTTCTTTAACATCTACTTCAGGATCAGCAACTAATAAATTAAATTCATCATCAGTTAATTTTTTATATTGTTCTCTAGTAGTCTTACCAGCATCATCCCAATAAACTTTTAAGATACCATTCTTTTGAATTAACGCATCTTTAAATGCAGTATATAAAGCTTCAAAGCCTTTGTTCTCTTTATAGAATACATGATTAATATAATCACTAGCTTGTTTAGCTATTTCTTCATCTTCTGGGCCAACTGGTTCGCAAGTAAATACATTATCACCAGCAGTAAATATTTTCATTAATGAAGGCATTAAGCTTTCAACTGTATCAGATACATCAGTTGATATAACTTGAGATCTACCTTCTACTTCATTACCAAATGGTTTACCTAAATAATATTCTAAAGATTTTCTTCTTCTTGAAACTATTTCACCACCAATATAACCTGATGATGCTCTTATTTCTCTATTTAATATTGATGCAATTTCGCTATTTGTTTTTTTCATACTATGTATTTAGTTGTTATATCTATTGGCCTATCCCAATCACTTGTATCTACTGGATCGTGTACACATCCATATCTGAAGCTATCAGCTGCATGTGAGCACCAATCATGTAGAGGTTTGTTTTTAAAAACTTGATTCTTTTCATCCCATTGTTTTCGATATTGTCTTAATGCATCTAAACCTAGTTTACATTTTTCTCTATCAAACCAACAGTAAGGTAAAGAGTTTCTAACAGATTCTATACCATGATCAACTTCTAATTTAGGAGCAATTTCAAAATCTATTCCAAGTTCTTGAGCTACTTCTAATCTTGATTTACCTGTTCCTAATTCTCTTGCTCGAATATCATGAGGTGCAATATGTCTTTCATACATATAACCCTTTTCATCTAATACATCTGCATAATGCATTAAACTCTCTCCAGAGTTTTCATAATAGTCAATCAAATGAATTTCTTCACCGACTCTTTGTGCAAACCAAATTGCAGTTGAATCTCCTATTCCCAAATCCCACCACGTCTCAATTCCAACATGTTCATCAACAGGAACATTACAAATTCTTTTTTCTTTTTCTGCTTTACTAATTAGCTTACCATAATAAGCTCCTGATACAGCAGCAGTAAATGAACACTCAAACTCTTGTTGATATTGTTCATCTGTCATTATCTCTTGAGCTTGTTCTAATTCCTCATCAGGAATAACTTTAGTTTCACTAGCTCTATATAATTGACCAAACCAGTCTTTATGACCTCTTAATGCAAAGTCGTATACTTCCCAAAATTGATTATGGCCCATTGGAGTTCCAATGAACATAACCCATCCTAAGTGATCCGATATAGCTGGTCTAATAATTTCAGTCCAAACTCGAGGAGCCATTAACGCATATTCGTCCAGGACAACTCCATGAAACCCCATGCCCCTCAAACTATCTGGATGGTCAGCCCCAAATATTTGTATTGCTGATCCATTAAATAGCTCTATCTTTAATTCTGTTTCGTTCTTGTTTCCACCAAGATACATCAATGGTTTGGTATATTGTTTTAAATATTCCCAAGCGATACTTTTTCCTTGCCTGTATGTTGGGGCAACAAATGCACATTTAGACATTGGTTTTGATACAGCTGTTTTAATCAGTTGATTAATAGCTAGTACTGATTTTCCAAATCGTCTATGGCATACAAGTACATTAAATCTTTTTAAACTATTATGTACCTGTCTTTGTAATGGTCTAGGACTATAAGGGATTGCTATAGTCTTAGCTTTCGTCTCCCCACTTGATGTTGATTTTGATTGGGCCATCTGATCCTAATTTTGTAGTCGTAGTCGCAAGTTTAGCATGAACGTAAGGTGCAGCTTTTTCTGCTGCCATCATTTTTCTTTCTGGTGATGACATTGGATTATTAAGGATTGATAGCAAATAGTCAAGTGGTGAATGATTATATTTTTGAGCTAGATCATCTAGCATTTTCCACTTCTTCTTTTTAGTAGATCCTTTTGGTCTACCTGCTCCTTCTCTTTTTCCACCTAGTCCAGCCATTATAAGTAATAAGTCCTTTTGCTTGGTTGATCTAAAACCATATCTCTTAGATCTCTATTCTCTCCTGGTTTAGGAGCTTTTTTATATCTTCTACTGCTTGTACCTGCAATGTAACCTGCAGCTGTTAAAGCTAATCCAGCACCAGTAAGTCTTCCAACTTTACCAATCATTTTTTTAGCCTTACCAAGCATAGCTCTTGATTTTGAATAAGGAGCTGGTGCATAAAATTTATTTTTTTTTGCCATTATTTTTTTCTTCCTTTTGCAGCTAATTTTTGAAATTTAGCTTTTCCATATTTTTTTCTACCAATAGCTGCTGCTAGTGCTTTAGGATTTTTAACTCCTTGTTTTTTAAGCTTAGCAGTAAGTTGTTTAAATCTTTTTCCAGATCCTAGCTTTGGTTTTTTTTTCATTAGTATTTTTTCTTAACTTTCATTTTTTGTTTTTTTGCAG